CTGCTGCACACAGGCGCTAAGGCTGAACAGGCTTCCCAGCAGGAGCAGTCGAAAAACGTCGACTAGCTCGTACCCCATTTGAGGTACAAGGATTGCACCGATAATTTTAACGAAAAAAAAAATGAAGTGATGATTAAATAACCATCACTTCACTGCATTAATCTAAATAGAAAATATCTAGTTTATTTAATTCATGAGATTTTTGCAAAATAGATATCTTGTTATCATTAACCTTTACTTTTGTAGTTCCAACCATAGTTAAGTACGTAGTGTGCAAAGGTACATTTTCAAAGTAGTATATCATAGATTTATCTGTTTGCACTTCAGTGGAACGAATTACAACCTTCTTAAGTGAATAAGGCAAAGTGATTTCAGTAGCTATCGCATTGACTGTTTGCAATAAAATATTATAATTAACATTGAAGTTATTATATATAATATCATTATTATACTGCCAATTTAGTACGCTACTAGTATAAATATTTTTTGCCAACTTGTCGTTAACCGTACCGTTAATATAGTTATGCAAACCGCTTCCGCGTATTAGTGTATCAATATAATAAGTATCAGTACTATCATAGGAATAATCAATACGATTGTACGAACCATCAATTGTCATTAATAATCCGCTATGGTCAGTAGCAGTTTTACTGGTCTCAAAATTGTAATAAGTGCCAGCATGACTAATTGAAAGATTATTAATACTATTGTTATTACCAACAACATATAACCCAACATAAAATTCTTGTAGGTCAAAATTACTCACCATATTTCTACTACCTGTTAATGATAAAGCAGTTAATGAAATTTCAAAACATTTACTGTTTGTGAGTAAATTGTTATTATACAATGTGATACCACTTTTACAAAAAGATACTAAGATATTATTAAAATTATTATCAGTACCCACACAATTGATGGCCTTATCACACCAACTAATTTTACATTCATTTAATACACAACTTCTAGTATTATTTGTCATAGAAACACCAGTTGCAAAATAATATATTTCAACATTCGACAGTGTGTTTCTGCTATCTTCACCACCACCATTATATGCTAAATTTATACCGTATGATGGTTTAGTGAGAACAGAAGTGTTAATTCTACCCTTTATACCAATATTTTTAACTAAGTTATTTTTACCTGTAATGTTAAAAATGCTTGCACCACCGTTTGACGTTATAGTAGTGTTTGTTATGCCACATCCAATAACAGTTTTGTCGTCAGTTATTTCTATAGTTTTTGAAATTAAATAAATGCCACTAGGAAAAATAACGGCTTTTCCAGAGTCTAACGCACTTTGAATAAATGTGGTATCGTCAGATATACCGTCACCTTTAGCGCCATACATTTGTGGCGTAACATAAAAGTTAAAATATTTTTGAAATAATAATGTTAATTCTCCACTTTTTGCCATTTCATCAAGCTTCTTATTAATTTCTTCCTGCACATCAAGGTTGTTAAAATAGTTTTCAACATATTTTTTAAGAGTATTAAAAGCGCTTTGTAGTTCGTCAAAGTTCTCACTTAAGTTATTAACATTTTCCATTGTTTTATTTAAATAGTCAATGACCTTGCATAATAACTCATAATAACTTAAGCTATCATCATAGATTAATGGGAGCACCTTTTGACACCAATACCTAAAAGGTTTTAAATCGTTCATATATACCTCACTTTCTCTTTACCATATAGTAAAAAATAAATCTTTAAGCTCATCAATAATCATCATGTCAATGTTTAGAAATGTTTCTCTAAACTTTAGTAGCATTTCTGATTGGTTACCCTCGTAACCTAAAATTTTATCAACATAACTGTCGCTTCTATTTCCTGATCCTGTCTCAGTATCGCTAGTTTCACCGTTTAGAGTACTACTAGTACCATCCATACCACTATTATGTGTAGCGTTTGTTAAATAGTCGTTGCTTTCAAGTCCTTTAATACCACCCTGTGGTGTATCACTGTAATAACTCCATGTATCAGTGGTACCGTCAGTCCTTGAATTACTACTGTTAGTTCCATTTCTGATAGTGGTTTTGGTTTCGCTTCCACTACCATCATGTGATACACTCCTGTTCACACTAACTAACGGTTCAATCTTTAGCAATTCGCTCTGATATAGTTGGTTGTAATATGGCATAATATTTTTCATCTTGTCACTAAGAAACAACTTCCATCTTCCTACGGACTCGCAACAAATCTCTCTAGTGTAGTAATGCCTTAAAATCTTCTTACAAAGTTCAGCCCTGTATTGCTCGTCAAAAATTGGAAATTCACTAAAGATTTTGTTCCAAGATTTGTTAAGCACATCTTCGATATTATTGAACCCAGTAGACTCAGTTAAATTTGCGCTTGTTTCGCAAATAAATCTAACTTGTGTTGTGTATTTACTCACCTTCGTTATCCTCCTTCCTGTCGTCATTTTGGTTGAATACGTCACGGAAGTGACAGCTTATCTGTGTACCGAACATTCTGTTTATCTGCTCACATGCCTGTTGTCTTGCAAATTCTCTCGAATACCTGTTAGCCATTACACCGCCTTGTAACCTCTGTACTTCATCCTTAATCATTCTCTCTTTTTTCTGAATACTAATATTTGTTACTCCTAAATAAGTCAGAGCTTCATTCCAAAGATTAACCTTTAATTCATACAGTTTATCTGCCACATATGGCGCACCTGTTGTAAATACGCCAAAAGAGCTTCCGTCGCCCTCCATGAAATCATTACTTGCAAAAATAACCGGTTCATTTCCAACAAACTCTTTATAAGCATTTTTTAAAGATAGTTGTTGTTGTTCACTACCTTTAATTAAAATCGGCGTTCTTTGAGCATTACAATTAATATCAATGGTTGCATCAAGTTCAGCAAGTCTTTTAGCATATATTAACATCTTATCTTTACAACACCAATGAGTCATATTATCCCATATGATAACACTGTCATTTCTACCGCACACACGTTGATAGCCGTTAGAAGCGTAAGCCCTTCTATCCAGTGGTATGTTGTAAACATCAAGTTGGCCGCCAAGTATACCTCTCAAGCATAAATTGCCCATTACTTCATCATTAAAATATAACATAGCTTTATCTTCGTACAAACCAACTTCAATAAAGCGTGCATCAACAGTGCTAGGAAGTCCAACCCATTCAAACGAACTAATTGCAATTTCTGTAAATAAATCTAAGTATTGGTCAAACGTGTATAGCTGATAACAAACACTATCGTCAAATGCTGTACGCTGTTTCTCTCTTCTAGCTTTTCTAGCTTTACTCATTCTTACACCTCCCCTCTAAACAGTATTATCAAGTGAGTAGTTGCCAACTTCACTAGGATGCTTCCAAAAAGTAATACCCCTATTAAAATAACTTTCTATTAAAGCTATATCATCACTAGGCGCGTGACCTACTATTGTGCAATCAACAGTTTTAACGTAATTCCAATGAGGACGGCTAGACACATTAGGCACTTTTGTTTTATGGCAAGCGTAGCCGAAAACATCAAAGTAATTATCAATTGTTTGTGCATACTCAGCGGTGATTGATTTTCGCTGAGCCTCAAAACGCACTTGACCTTTACCAAAGAGTGCATTATTAGTAGCGTAATTGCCTTTTACATCATTAGCAGAAATACTAGCAGTGTAAGCACTTGTTAATATATTTTGCACACTACCCAGTGCTGAATTACCTGACTGTCCAGTAATCATTCCTGTAGCAGTTTGAACGGCTGACGGAATAGCGTTAATTGTAATTGGTACAGTATTTTGAGCAACCCATGCATTAAATGCGTCTACGTTCCACGAACATAAAGGGAAGTTGTCAAGGGTGATGGTTTCTGTCATATCCATTCTCCCTGTTCCCCTTTTTTCTGTAGCCTTGTATCTATCAAGGCGCAACACTTCCTGTACAGGCATTGTCATGTTACCAACGACGTTATAATATGGTGTAAGATTTTCTGAGAATTCATAGCGTTGGATTAATGTTTGTCCACAATTATTTCTTACTTCATTAAAATTGTATGGATAAGTGTATAGTTTCTTGTTTCGTGGTCTGTAGCCATTTATTGTGTCAGTATTACTAATTGGTACACCAGTAACATTTATCGGGTTGGTGTTCCGTGTAAATGTGATATTAACTCCTTCGTCCGTGACATTAACAGGTAGTATATCTGTAGGACATGTGTAAAGAGCTAATATATTTTCGGGAGTAGTTAAGTGCTGATTTAAAAAATTAGTGAGATTGGTGCTACCTGCTTCGGTGTTAGCAAAAGCTTTGATTTGATAGCCACTGTAAACACCATCGTACATATAACCGCCAGTTGTTGCAAGTAGTACCATAGTGCAAGTACTGAGTGAACCCAGCCCAATTATTTGAGCGTCACCGTTATAAACATACTCGCCACATTCAACGTTTTCGGGCAAAATATTATCACCTATTCTATCACTAAGACTATGCTCTCTTTCGACAAAACATTCTTTTCTCTCAATGTCGAACCAGTAAGTTTGCAAAACATCGATTTGAAAGCTTATCTCAGCAGTCACGTTATTAATATATTCAATTCCAGTTACAAATGCATAAAACCAACGTGTACTAAAAGCACTGTTTTGAAACATCATGTAATTACAGTCGTACAAGCTATCAGCTGTAGCCTGCATACGACATTTACCCTTATTTACACGGTTGTAACTTACATTGGTAAAATGCTTTTTGGCTTTACTAATAAAATAATCCTCTTGTGTTTTCTTATCTGAAAAATAAATTGTGTGTTTCTGCTGAGTGGAAAGTGGTACTCCACTCAGCATATACACCTCACTATCGGGTACTATATACATATATCATCATCCTTTATTTAACACAACTGTATCGCCAACGGCACTAGCACCAGTGATTGCGGTAGCGCCTGTGTAGGCTGTTCCGTCTAAGTCTGCCACGAGTGTAATTTCTGTTGCGGACTGTGTTGAAGGAATAACAATAGCGCCATATTTCTGCACAGCAATCCCTGCTGTGGTGAGGGCTTCGGTCTGCACAAAATTAAGCGTGTTCGGTGCAAGTGTAGCTGTGTCGTCCTTCACATTGAGAGTAAATATAGTTCCAACCTCAGAGATGTCTTTTCCTGTAACCTCTACAGTGATTGTTTCTGGTTTGTCAATTGTCGCGCCACTATCAACAAAAACTATAGCATTAGCAAACGGTGAATAAGAAATGGTTTTCCATACATGAAGCCAGTAATTCCAATACAGCCCACTACCAACTTGAGTTTCCGCAACTTCAAACAAGTTATCATATACTTGAAACCAAGCTTCATCAACTAAAATGGCTTTTACATTCTTCATTAAATTAAGCTCATCCGTTGTTACCTCTTCAAGTTCTGTTGACTCTTCCCTAATAGCTTCAAATCTCTCGTTATCAAAGGAACTAAAATCATCAATAAGATGAAGCTTTCCTATAAATTCTGCTTTGTTCATGTTAAATGCACTAGCAAGTACTTCAACATCAAATTTTGCATTGAAATCAGCATCCATAAAAATACACTGTCTTTCAGCTGGCGTATTATTCTGAACGTGCAACTCATTAAATCTACCTGTCATATCAATAGGCAATAAGTTTGATTTTCCTCTAAAATTTACGGCAACACTATTCATATCAGTAGTATTAACAGGCTGTGAGTATAATTTGCCATGCGAAACTGCTTTTATGAGAAGATACTTAAAAAGTAAATACTCGTCATACTCTGCAGACTGATACACCTGCTCAATAATTGAAGAAATAAGATTAGTAACGCCGTCAGCAGATGTAAACGCGCGCTTCAAAGCCTGTTTCTCAATAGTAATTGGATACATGACGCGCCAGTTGGTTAAATGGAAAACGGACTGCACATTTGGGGGAGTACGTTTAAACTCTCGACTTGAACCCTTTTCGGGGTCATATTTTACAGCCTTGATTATTCCAACAAAGATATCCTCTACAGACTCACCGAACTCCAAGTAACCTTTTTTAAGATGCTTGTATGGGTTATTGAAAGTCGCACTCTGCACACGCACGAGAGCAATTCTATTAACTAATGCGTTAATAAATTCGTTAGCATGGGTTGGATTACCAAAAAGTATTTCACCAACTTTTGGGATATCCTGTTCTTTGTCGATTTTTGGTACATCTTTCTGATATGCGTAGGATGCGTTATTTCTAATAACATTGAGAATGTCAATAGAACGGGCATCAAGTTTAGTTTTACTGATTATTCTAGCCATTAATCTTCCTCCTTCTCGAATAAATCCTCATAGGAATTATACTCTTTTTCTTCTTCGTGCTCAGTTGGGGTTTCGAGGTCTTCTTCCTTCTTATCGAAAAAACGTGAGACATATTTATCCCTCCACATTTTGTCGTTTTCCTCGTATTTCTTCTTCCATTCATCGGCATCAGATGAGTCGATTGAGTCGGTTATATCCTCAATAATCTCAATGGTTTCATCATCTGTTCTGTCACCGACATATTTTTTTACTTTTTCAATCAATTCGTCCTTTGACAATTTAGCCATTTTAATTCTCCTTTCTAAAATCGCCTGCGTAACATCATATAAAAGGGTAAGTGCTTTCTCGTTGAGGGTGTAGGTGGTACAGGTGGTACAGGTGGTACAGGTGAGCCGCTTAAGTATTCATACCAGTTCTTTCCGTTTTGAATTCTTTCGTCTAATGCCACAACCCCTGCACGCTCTCTTTCAAAGCAATATGATTTGACTGCTTCCTCAACATCTGTTAGCTGAGAAAATTCTAAACCACTGTATGGGTAACTCTTAGTGGGTATCCATTGACCACCGTACCCCTCAAGTACTTCGGCATTAATTAACTGACATTGAAGGTCTCCATCTTTCCAATCCCTGCCTTGTGCATTTGCGTAATCAGTTAGATTAGAGGACGGAGTCCATTGAATTAAGCCCCATCCACTGGATGCACTTAATGTTTCTTTAAGAGCAGGGTTAAGGGTACTCTCTCTTTGAATATTGCCAAGCATACCACAGATACTCTCAAGTGTGTACTTTCCAGTAAAGTAACGGTTAAACTCCTGCGCGTTGTTTTCCATCTGAGTCTGAGTCAGATACTTTCTAGTACCTTCAATAATTACCCAGGCCATTAAATCACCTCAGCAAGAAGCGTCTTCCACGTGTTGTTACCACATTCACCGTCTTGAATAAGGTTGTGGTCTTTTTGGAAATTAATGCAGGCAGACACGCACCCTTTGCCATATGAGGTATCAATTGAGCCTGTATAATAGCCAAGCTTTGACATCAATATTTCAAACACTGTGACATCATTATTTTTAGCGCCTTTTTTCAGTAAACACATAGTCGTTATTTTCTCCTCTTTAAAATCAACAATTCTTTTAACCAGTACTAAATCGTTTCGGTGGGAAATATTGGTAATTGATACACCCTTGCCCTTGTTTGTTTTTGTGTTTTTACTATTTCCCTGTGATTCAATCATTTGTGTACTGTTAATAGCGATAGCTATGTGAGTAATTCTCTTGACCGATTTACCGAAATAAAGTAAATCAGCGCTTTGAATATTAGATACTTTTTTGCCTAATGCTGAGTAACCCTGCGCTGTGGTTCTAGGTACTTTCATACCACATTTATTCAATACAGAATACACAAAACCACTACAGTCATATCCTCCCTCAGCTTCGGACTCTCCACCCCATACATATGGCTGCCCTAAGTACCCTCTTGCAACTCTTACAATATCATTACTTGTCATTTACATCCACCTCACTGTCGAGCTTATCGCAAAGTTTTTGAAGCACGACTGTATTATTGTTGAGCGCATCCGCAAACTTGTCAGTCTCTTCTTTATGCGCATCATTAATTTTGTTAATGTAATAGCACATAATTAAACACATTCCTATGGGAAACCCTAATGTCGAAATCAATGTTGATAAGTCGTTAATCATAGTTTTGACCTCCTTTCTTTTTTCTTATTATAGCACATTATCAACAAACTATCAACATTAATTTGACAAATTGTTGATAATTTGTTATAATTAAACAAGGAAGGTGGATAAATGAACGATATAAAATATTATGACGGCACTAAGCTATTAAGCATGAAGGACATTAATGGAAATGTGCCAGAAATTTATATATCAACATCAAATAGAAGTGCAGGAAAAACAACATATTTTAATAGGTATTTAGTGAATAGATTTTTAAAGTATGGTGAGAAATTTTGTTTACTATACAGATTTCAAGACGAGTTAAAGGACTCAGCGGACAAATTTTTTAAGGATATACACAATCTTTTTTTCTCAGCATACACCATGAAGGCTGTACAAATTGGTAATAGTAAAATGTATGAATTATTTCTATGCAGTGCCTATGATGAAGAGGACGAGGGTAAATCATGCGGTTACGCTGTAGCCCTCAATTGTGCTGATAAAGTGAAAAAATATTCTCACTATCTGAGTGATGTATCAAGAATTCTTTTAGATGAATTCCAGTCTGAAACTAATCATTACTGCGCAGATGAAGTTAGCAAATTTATAAGTATACACACCTCAATAGCGCGTGGTAATAATAGTCAGGTTAGATATGTGCCTGTAATAATGATTTCAAATGCCGTAACATTGCTAAACCCTTATTATACAGCACTGGACATTACGGACAGGCTGACCTCTGATGTTAAATTTTTACGCGGAGACGGTTTTGTTCTTGAACAAGGCTATAATGAGAGTGCGTCTAAATTACAGGAAAGCTCACTATTCAACAGGGCTTTTAACAAATCTAACTATGTGGCATATGCTTCTCAGAATGTTTATCTCAATGACAATCATGCTTTCATTGCAAAGATGAGGGGTCAGAGTCGCTATCTCTGTACACTTAAATATAAGGGTGAAGAGTATGCAGTTAAAATGTTTGAAGAACAAAGCATAGTTTACTGTGACAAAAAAGTTGACACTGATTTTAAACAAAGAATTTCAGTCACCACAGATGACCACAATATCAATTATGTAATGCTCAAAAATAATGCATGGTTAATTGGTTATATGCGATACTTCTTTGATAGAGGTTGTTTTAGGTTTTATTCACTTGATTGTAAAGAGTGTATACTTAAAGCCTTAGCTTATTATTAATGATATCTGCGTTAGTTATTTTTGTAACATCGGTATGAAAGGCTCTTTGAAATATAAGACATGCCTATGTTGTTGGGTGTATGCCTACCCATGCATTAAGAATTAACGTTATAGATATATTAAAAGGACAGAATTTAATTCTGTCCTTTTGTTATGTTTCACGTGAAACATTTTTATCTCATTTTATATGTCGTCTCCTGTAATACTACACCTCCCCTTATTCTCACTGGTCGCAGTTTTCCATATACTTCCAACCCTATTCTAAAATCAGCAAGCGTTCTCTTTGTTTTCAAAAATTCCCGTTGAATTGTAGGATATTTCTCTAATTCTTCATCTGTCACCCCTTCCATTGATTTAATAAACAAGTTCTTACACCTATCAGGCATACCAGCACATTTTACATTATAGTATGGGTTACCAATCGGTTTTTCATCTTCATGTGTAACATGCTCAATATATGTTTTTTGTCTTACAAAAATACCCTCATCCCAAAAGCTTTCTAGTTTCCAACAACAAAAATTAGAAGGATGTATTTTAATGCCTTTAATATTTTTCTTTGTAGTACAACAATGTATGCTGTCCGTGTCAGCATATACAAAATACTTGTAGTTTTGCTGAGCGGCGCGAATAGTAAAGTTTCTAGCATAACTTGTTATGGCTGAACCTATTGGTATATACATAACTTTCTTTTCGTGTTCTTCAAATGTTGTAAAACCTAATGAGCCATCATCCTTCTCCCTTGCTACTTTAAAAGATGATATATCCGAACTACTGAGTTTACCATATAAGTTATTTAAAAAAAGTTTTGCTAGTGTTCGTCTTGCTCCTGTACTAATCTGTTTAATTTCCTTGTATTTGTCAATATATTCGTCAAAAATCCCTGTTATAGTTCTAAAATAACATCCGTCCAATAGCTCAAAATCTACAAGATTGTAATGCTCTTGCAACAATTCAAAATCAGTTTGTGTAAGCACCATTTCAACAGTAGCTTTTTTAATATTACCGTCAAAATCTTTGTACCATGTGCATGTTTCTCCTGTATCTTTATCAACTATATCTGACGTCTCTATCATTTCAGTAGCCTTATAGAAAAAACTTCCCTTAATCTGAATGAATGGCAATTTGTTCGGCTTTAAATAAAAACGTGTACGAATACGAACAAAATAGTAGTATTGATTTGTAAGACATTTTGGCGGTATTTTACCTTTGAAAAAAACTGGCTGACCGATAGGATAATAATTACCACTTTCTGAGTGCATCATGGATGGATACAAGCTATTGACATCTGCCGTAATACCCTTAGTGTAAATTCTATTTTCGCATCCCTTCTTTAGATAACACCAACCGCCTCTGTATGAATGCCTGATATACTCCTCAGCATTTGAGTATTTATATTCCGTGGGATTTAATTTATATTGTGTTAAATCAGGAAAAAAAGCCTGATAGTCTTGCTTGTCTATTGTGTGTTTAAATTCAGATAGGCAACACGAACCAATTGTAAGTTTTAAGTGCCCCTCCGATTGCATTATTTCCAATGCTTCTTTAACCACTAGAACATCATTGGCAATATAGCGTTTTTCATCATCTGTAATTGGACAGCCTGCGTATCTTAATCCTGTATACTCCATTTCAAGTTTTCTATGCTTTGTTTCAAAACTTTTGCCTATTTGTTCGACTGAAAATGGTAACAACTTTAAGCTGTCTCTAATCTCGATAAGTGCATATGGTGTTCTAATAAGGATGCTATACCACTGCCCCATGTCCGAAATCGAATAGACAAACGATTTTGGGGTTAAATCTTTTTCCTTTAGAAAATGAACGTCACTATCATTATTGGGGTTTACATAAAGTTTTTGTTCATATTTCAAATCTGTTAGTAGGAATGAAAGCCAAAACGAACCGTCAAACTTCAAGTTATGGTAATATATACAAATATTCTGCTTTAAGTTGTACAGATAATTATATGTTTCTCTAATTGAATGGTGTATTTTAACATCCTCTGTGCCTAGCTCTACAACTGCTGACGCCCACACCTCCGTGAATGTCTGCCCGTCATATACTGTGGTTTCAAAATCTCCCACCATATATTTCATTTGCTTTTTCATATTTCATCCCAAAACTCATCGTTAGATAATGCCTCGTCAATTTCTGCTTGTTCTGCGCCGTTCGGTAAATTACCACTTATTAATGTATATAAATGCTGTACGGCCGTTCTTGAGACTTCACTGGATGGATGATACTTAATAATAGCTTCACACGTTGATAAAAAATCGTCACTTGTTTGCGCTATTGAATATAAAACTGCGTCTACGCCGTACTTCTCAATTTCTGAATTTAACAAATTGTTTAATAAGTCTGCTGACTGAGATTGTTGAACACCCACATTAGCTATCATTGATTGCACTTTATTCCATACTATCCTTGCAACATGAAACATCTGTTGCCATTCTCTATCTTTTTTAATCCCCTCATACTGCTCTAGGTCTTTTTTTCGTCTCCTAGCCTCCCATGCTTTCCTAGATGCCTCTTGTCTGATTTCTCTTTTTCTCTGCTCAACTGTTATTGGCTGTCCTGTTACTGCACTGATAGCATAAGCTTTGTTATAAAGCTGTGCTGGTCTAATCTTTGACAGTCTCCGTATTGACCCTGCTGTGATAGTTTTGGGTTTTGGTGGGATAAGATTAGGCTCAAAAACGTACCCTCTTTTCTCAGCGTTTCTAATAAAACGTTTAATCCTGTTCCGCTCTTTGTTATAATCTTTCAATAACTGAGACTTCTTAGTTATCTTACCCATAGTTTATCCCTCCTGTAATCATAAAGAGTAATTAAGGGAGAGGTTTTTAACCTCCCCCCCTTTTTAAGTAATAGTTTAATAAACGACTATACTAGCATTAACTGATAAAATTTCCTGCCACTGTTGGAAGTATTCTCGCACACCTCAACTACAGCGTGTCCATCCTCCGATATTATATCTTCAAGCATATCTAATGTTTCATTAACAGTCTTAGAAATGCTTGTAAAAACTGAACCGTTTTTATCCACAAAAACTGATACTTCCACTGGGTCACCATCTTTGTCAGTGTCGGCATATGAACCAACATTAACAACATCAATCTGTAATCCCTTCTCGATTTTCTGTCCTGATGCCTTTGCATTAAATAATTCTTTCTTTGATAACATGATAGCAACCTCCTATTTACTGTGCTGTGTCTGCTGTGTCTGCTGTGTCTGCTATGTCTACTATGTCTGCTTCTTCAATAAACTTACTAAGTGGCATGGAGTATGTTTTTGTGGCTCTTGTCTTGTCGGTGATTGCAGAGATTTTAAAGGTATCTGTTTCATACATTTTACGAATGTAATTAAACAGTTTTGTTTCATCCTTTGGTGCTTCACTCTCATAGACAGGATAAGTCATGTTCATTGGTTCACATGAAACTATGTCCATTCCGATTACTGTGACATTTAGCGTGCTGATTGTTCTTGTTACTGATGGTTTTCTCATTTTTTGTCCTCCCTTGTTTTGTAATGAGTTTTGCTTTGTAACTTGTTGTAACTTGTTGTAACATGCACCATTGGTGCAAAGGCTAGTGAGTGGAGTTGCACCACTCGTCAGCTTGGTTACTGCTAGTCGATAACGATTATTGTTCGTAAGTATCTACCTTCCTTGTCATTTACTACAGTTAGATAATGAACTAACCTGTCCATATATTTTTCAGGTATATCATTTGATGAACCCTCATATACCACCATTCGTATGTTTTTATCGTAAATCTCAATTGGTTCATCATTGAGAACTAAATACAAATTATAAACTACCATTTTTGATATCTAACCTCCTTAACTTCCTTACAAGTATATAATACACTATAGGACACGAAATGTCAAGTATTTTTTTTTCAAAAAACTAATAAATCTCAATGTAAAGTATACCGTTTTTTAATTCGTAAGCTTTAACAGGGCTATTGATATGCTGTATCAATTCGCTTGTACGTAGGCGCTTCCCGTCTTTAATCGCTTTTATTTCATAGCAAGGTAATATGTTCATTATTTCCAACACATTACATAGCTTTGGTATATTACTGTCAATATATTGACTAATTGCAATTATTGTTATCATAATAAATGATACTATAATTAATATTTCGCATATGTTCATTTTGTTATTCCTCCACTATAATAAAAAGTTCATTTATAAAGGCCCGCTTAACATCCACTAATTTAACTTTTCTTTCAAGTAAATCAGATGTAATAAAAATAACTTTGCCTCCATACAACCACTGTCCTTTCTCTGTCACAATATTTATATATGTATTATTGTCAAGGACTGTAAGCAATTCTTTAAACTGCATTTAAATTATCCCTCCATTCTTTCACTTCATCAATGATGATTTCTGCTAATGCATTAGCTGTGAGTTTAGACTCAAGTAATCCAAACGGTGCTTTGAATATGTGTTTATACCCGTCAGCGTTTATAAAAAATACTATTGAGGATATTGAAGGTTCAATATACACATCGACTCTACAATCAATAAACCGCCTTGACGATTGTATTAGAGTTTTAACCACTTCTAAATATTGTACGAACATTATTTTTTCTCACCTCCTAGTTGTCAATGTATACAACAATATAACTAAATTATTTAAGTTTAATAACAATAACACTGCTTAATCCAACTACAGGAACGGAATACATTGTATCTATTAATTTATCAAAATATTCGTGTGGAATTTCTTTAAATTCACCTTCCCACATTGAAATCGCACCAGCGCTAAATATTCTTACATCTTGAGCGCCTAATAAAACATTAAATAAATCTTTTAGTTTCATTTAATCCTACCTCATTTCTTTGCTTCTATATACATTATATCAGTTTTAGAGAAACAATGGTGTATAATCTTTTAATAAATTGTAAACAATTTGTGAACATTATAATGCGAGTTTCACAATCTATACCAATGAACAGTACACACTCGTACCCCAAATGGGGTACGAGCTAGTCGACGTTTTTCGAAATGGTATGCCTACT